AATTTTTAAACACATCAACCTATGTTGCTGGTAGCTGTACATGGGGTGAACTTCCTGTGACTTTTCGTGATCCAATCGGACCTTCAGCCTCTCAAGCTGTTATGGAATGGATTAGATTATGTGCTGAGTCAGTGACAGGTCGTATGGGTTATGCTGCGGGTTACAAAAAGAATGTTGACCTTGAAATGTTGGACCCAACAGGAGTTGTTGTTGAAAAATGGATATTAGAAGGGACATTTTTAACTGGTTATGATGGAGGATCCCTAACATATTCAAGTGACGGTTTAGCAAAAATTTCGTGTAATATGAGAATGGACCGTTGTATATTGGTATATTAACATAATATTTTTTTCTATTTCAAAGACCTATTCACTTTACTAGTGGTAGGTCTTTTTTATTTTTATAATAAAAAGAAATATGGAAGAAGATGTATATAAAGCAGGACAAGCAGAATTTAATTTACCACACGATGTTGTCCAACTCCCATCGGGAGGAATTTTTTACAAATCAAAAAAGAAATCGGTTAAAGTTGGTTATTTAACTGCGATGGATGAAAATATTATTGCAGAAGCCGACTTTAAAAAAAGTATTCAAGAAAGTATTATTCTCCCTTTACTAAGAAACAAGTTATATGAAAGAGATCTTAGACCTGAAGAATTATTAGACGGTGATGTTGAAGCGATACTTCTTTTTTTAAGAAATACATCTTTTGGTCCTGAATATAAAATTTCTGCGATAGATCCGGCAAATGACGAAAAATTTCTCGCAACTATTCTATTAGATGAATTAAACATTAAAAAAACTAACGTTCATCCAAACGACGAAGGTCTTTTAGAAACAACACTTCCTGTGTCAGGAAAAAAAGTTAAATTAAAATTTTTGACTAGTTCTGACAAAGTAGAAATTACAAGAATACTACAATCTTATCCGTCTGAACGAACCGCACCTTCTATCACTACAAAACTATTATATCATATCGTTGAGTTGGATGGGGAAAAAGATAAATCTAAAATTTCAACCTTTGTCCAACAAATGCCAATTGGAGATTCAAAATATATCAGAAGATTTTTATTAGACAACGAACCTAGATTAGATCTATCACGAGAAGTAATCGCCCCGTCAGGAGAAAGAGTAATGGTCGACATTACTTTTGGGGTGGAGTTTTTTCGGCCTTTCCTATCAGTATAAAACTGTAATCTTAGACGAGTTTTATTATTTTTCTAGAATATTTAGAACACAATATTCTGAGTTTCTAAATATGCCAACTTACGTTAGAAAGTATTTGGTTAATAAATACGTGGAAGACAACAAAAAATAATTCTTAAAAAGGTATTTATTAAGTAAAATACTATGGACGAGGACGAATACGCAAGACTACAAGACGAAACAACCAAAGCGAATGCTGATTGGACTTCGAAACAGACCAAAATGTTTTCGGACATGGCCAATTCTACAAATACAACTTTTAATGCCTTTTCACTCAACATGAATGCTATTGCAGGTGAAATTAACAATACTTTTAGTTCTTTGATAGATGCCATGAATCCATTGGATTCAGACGCTTTTAAAGCCATGGATGAATATGGAACCAAAATACAACGAACATTTGGTTTGGCTAAAAACAGAATGGATGAATTCAAGGACACTATAGCGAATGCGGGGCCCGAACTAATCAAAATGGGGTTAACTGAGTCAGACATAACTACAAATATGACAAGTATTATGGAGGGGTTGGGAACTACGGCAAGTGTTACAGAAGATGCTATTATAGAAGTAACCGCCGCTGCAGAAGTAACTGGACAACAAGTAGGGACATTAGCAGAAAACTTTCGTGGTGTTGGTGTATCAATATATGATGTAGGTGAAGAAATGAAAAAGGTTACGGATTACGCCAGAAGCGTAGGTGTGTCAGTAAAGGGTGTTTCAGAAGGAGTTGTTTCTAATTTGGCCAAGATAAATACATTTAATTTTGAAAATGGAGTTGTAGGATTGGCTAAAATGGCTGCCACTTCGGAAAGGTTGGGAATATCAATGGACAAAGTATTTCAAACTGCCGAAGATTTACTTAGTCCTGAAAAAGCAATAGACATGTCATCGGCACTTCAAAGACTTGGTGTTACATCATCAGGATTACTTGATCCTTTAAGAGCTATGGACATGGCGCAAAACGATCCTGAAGCCCTTCAGAAAGAAATGGTTAAACTTGGACAGGAATTTACAACATTCAACGAAAAAACAGGAAAGATGGAAATTTTACCTGGTGCAAAACGAAGAATGAGAGAAGTGGCCTCTGCCGTAGGAATGACTGCTGAAGAATTTTCGAAAATGGCCTTAAAATCTGCAGATTTCGAAATGAAATTAAAACAGATCAAAATGCCTGACATTGTTGGTGGTAATCAAGAAACTAAAGAACTAATAGCGTCCATGGCACAAATGAAAGATGGTGTTGCGACTATTAAAGTAAAAGATTCGGAAACAGGAAAAATTGAAGAAAAAAAGGTAGAAGAACTTACACCAGACGATATAAAAGAATTACAAAAGGCAAACGAAGAGTCCTCAAAGAGTATTGAAGATATTGCGATGAATCAATTGGATGAAACTAAACAAATTAAAAATTTGTTAGAAAGTGGTGTAGTTGCAACAAAGTTTGCAAAAGCAACTACACCAACATTAAGTAAGTTTTATGGACAAGTATCAAGTGCGTATAAGAATATTGCAAAAAGCACTGCTGACGTGATTGGAACCACACAACAACAAAGAAAGGCTCAAGAATCAATTTACCAACCTGTTTCAGGAATAGTTCAGGGTGGATTATCGGGAGACAAAGAAATGATGGTGAAATCAACAAAAGAATTAGATGAAAATATATTCAAAACCTTAGGTGATTTTGAAACAAGATTCCAAACTTCAGTAAATGAAACTCAAATGAAAATTGTCCAAGATATACAAACCGCATATTCAAAACCTCTTAAGGTTGAAGCAAAGGCAGATTCTAACATCAATATTGGGTTGAATGTTTCTGGAGCTAACCTGACTTCTGCAGATATTGATAAAATAAAACAAGCTATGTTGAATGATCCTACGTTCGCAACTCAATTAAATAAGATATTAGCCGGTGGAACCGTTTCTGCATCAACAGGAGGAAAGAACACATAGTGATATTTTATTATAAAAAAAACTAGCCTATTATCTATTTATAAAATAAAAAATGGCTGAAAGTTTTTTGTCTTTTGGTAGTTCTGAATCATTCAGAAAACAATTGTTGGTAAGAAACTTACCGGCATATAACGTTCCTGGAAGTTACGCTTCACCGGGAAACCCAATTAATTATGAAACAAACTTAACGGTTTCAAACGTAATTGATTCCCCAAATAATTATGTCTCAACAAATCTTTTTGCAACAGAATTATATCCCCTTAATGAATATGGACCCGAAGGTGGTTTCGGAAGTCCAATAGGGTTAAATAATGTTGCTTCAACCAACAACCCTGAGGGAACTAATCAAGGACCATATTATCCAAGACAAGGAACAAACTTAGATGTTGTTAATGAATTTTTTATTGAATCTGCGTATGTCTCAAATAAATGGGGACCAAGCGGTGGGTATAAAGATTTAATTATAATCACTGACATACAAAATGCAGGAAACATCTATCAACCATATTGGGATCCGGGATATTACAATTATTCGTCTTATCCGACCTTTAACATTGTATTTCAAGATGACCCTATCGGATCAAATGGACCACTTTCATCTGATACCTTCTTAGCTCAAATAGGTGCATCACAATTAAAATTTGCGTTTAACGAAAGAGTTTCTCAAGAAATACAACAAGCAACAATTGGTGTTATAAACTTAGATACGATAAGTGATCCCTTTTCTGCTAGTCTATTGGCGACAGGACAACAACCTTTTTTCATACGTGATTGGAGAATTACCGTTCCTGAAAACCCTGCGTTGGCGGCAGTTTCATTGGCAAATAGACTAACAGGAACTTATTTTCCCGTTTCTTTTATACCTGGTGATTATTTTGATGACGATAATCCGATAAATAAACCACAAACCGAAGCCGCCTTAGGCGTTGCAAACAATTTAACGGGAGGTCTTTTAGCTCCTATACTCAACAAGTATAGATCGCCATCTGAAGTATTTGTTGCAAATACAGGTAATGGAACACGGTCCGCCTTATTTTCCGCATTAGATTACAATTTATATAGACCGGCATATAACAGAGGTTTGATTGGTGGTCTAATTGCGGGAGCGTCAGCTGCCGTAAATAGACTATTCGATCAAGATAAAGCACAATCTTCAGGGTATTACGTTGGTAGTGAAAACGCTGAACCGTCTCAAATTGATGGACCACCAAATCAACTACCTGTAAATCAATTCGGAGTCCAACAACAAAGTATTGTATATGGACCACAAGAATTGGGAATATTATATGAAGGAAATGAAGAGGCAATTAAGTTTGGTTTAAAAGGTAGATCATATACTGATGGTGGTGGAACTTCAGGTCAATTAGTATGGACTTCACCAAAATATAAACCAAATGCGGGTTTTAGAGCCACGGCTGGTGGTGGTGTGGGTAGTTTGGATGATGAATTTAATCAAATTTCTGCGGACTATCTACAATATCAATCAACCGATATTGAGTTTAGACCTGGATCAATTCTTTATGAAACACAAAGACTTGTTGATTCTGCAGATCAAGTTCAAGGACAAACAAGATTAAAACATGTTGGAACCGCGATCAATCAAGTTTCAAAAGTTTTTAACGATGGGTATAAAGAAATAACAAAAGGATCACAAGTAGTTTCATATGTGAATCAGGCGGACGGAACTCAAGCGGGACTGGAATATTGTAGAATTTTCCAAAAAGACACACCATATTATACATTTGCTGATCTACAGAAAACAGATGGTATTACAAAATCGGGTAGAAGATTTGACTATTCAATATTTGATAACACATATAATTTGAATATTGCTCCATTAAGAAATCCTGGATCAACAAATATTGTTGATGGTAAAGTGAAAAAATATATGTTTTCATTAGAAAACTTAGCTTGGAGAACTTCTGATAGACCAGGATTTACGTATGATGATTTACCTGTTTGTGAAAGAGGCCCAAATGGTGGGAGAATTATGTGGTTCCCACCTTATGATTTAAAATTTTCTGATGACGCAAAACCCGATTTTGCAACAACAACATTTATTGGAAGACCAGAACCAATATATACATATAAAAATACATCAAGATCAGGATCACTTAATTGGACAATTATTGTGGATAACCCCGCAATGATGAATACAATAATTGAAAAACAAATGAAAGGTGCGGGAAAAGAAAGAGTTCAAAGTATTGTTGATTCTTTTTATGCCGGTTGTGTTAAATATGATTTATATGAGTTAGGTATTAAATTCAATACAATCCCAACAAAAGATTTATTTACATATCAACAAATACTAAATAACCCACGACTAACCACTGAAGAACAAATACAGGTTTTACAGAGTATTCCTAGTAATGTTGCAACCAATAAGACAAATGATTCGACCGGTGCCGATACTCCAGGAGGTCAAACTAATAATGGAACTACTACGGCTGGCAAGCCAGTTGAAGTTGAAGTTGATTTAAAAGAATATGAAGGACTTGGTTTTTATTTTGACAATGATTGCCCTGAATGTAAAAACTCAACTGCGGTAGTTGCAAGTCAACCGTATGATTATTGGTATAATGGTTATGTGGGAAATAAAACATTATACCAACAAAAAGCGCCGGCTAAAGTGCAACCAGAAGGAAGCTCAACCATTTTTTCAGGAGTAAACGTATCGAACTTTTTTACTGAAATTGTAGAGGGTAATTTTAGTGCAATAAAAGACAAATTATTACCACAAATTGACGATATTTTAACAAATAAAGGAAAGGTTGAAATACAAATGGTTGGGTCTGCATCACCAACGGCATCCGTTTCTTATAATGAAAAATTATCACAAAGAAGAAATAACTCCGTGGAGCAATGGTTTTCAAAACAAGTTTTGAAAGATGGAACCGCAATTAGCACCTATATTACTAGCGGTAACTTCAAAGTAAATTTGATAGCCAAAGGTGAAACAATATCAATACCAAAATCAAGAGCTGCGGCATCAGGAACAACCGATCCTAATGATGCAACTGTCACAACCGCAAGTGGTGGTGATTTTTTAACCGCAGAAGTGAATTGCACTCAAGACATAAAAAATTTGGATGTTGCGGGTAGTCCGGTTCAACCAGTTTCTCAAGTCTTCAGTATTCCTGCCATGGCTTGTAGAAGAGTATATATAACAAAAATTATTGCAAATAAAGTTGAACAACCAACACCACCTACTGTTGTTAAAAATCAAGAAGGAACTACAGACAGAACAGAAGAAAAAGTTCAAAATATTCAAACACAACCAACACAAAGTTTCAAACCTGAACCACAACTTACCGTAGAACAAAAAATTAAAGACGGAATATCAAAAAAAATACTTAGAAATTTATTTACTGAATGTGATTATTTCCAAGTAATTAAAGAAACAGACCCAATGGTCTATGACACAATTAAAGATCGTATAAAGTTCTTCAACCCCGCATTTCACTCGATGACTCCCGAAGGTTTGAATGCTAGATTAAACTTTCTTCATCAATGCACAAGACCAGGTCAAACGATTCCTGTTATTGGACCTGATGGTAGACCCAAATATAATGACGCACTAAACACATCGTTTGGAGCTCCACCCGTTTTAGTGTTGAGAATCGGAGATTTTTTCCACACAAAGATAATACCTAATAGTTTGGGTATTACATATGAAGGATTAGATATTAATCCTGAAGGTATTGGTGTCCAACCAATGTTGGCGAAAATCACAATGTCATTCAACATAATTGGAGGAATGGGACTAAAAGAACCGGTTCAAGAATTACAAAATGCCCTTTCTTTCAACTACTACGCAAATACTGAAATTTATGACGAAAGAGCGACAGCCACTGAAGATACGAGTAAATTGGATAAATATGTTGTTGAAAAAATAACAGGAGGATTACCACCTGTTGGAGAACAACAAATACAGGCAATT